CAGCCACTGCGCCGCCGCCGCTGTCTACATAAAGCATGATGCTCTTAGCACCCTTGTCTTTAACAGCTTCAATCAGCGCGTCATTGATATCGCCGTAGCCGGTAAGCCCGAAGTAGCGGTAAAACTCTGCCCGTCCTGGAATCAAGGAGCCAGTGATAGAGACAATGCCTACACTGCCTTCCAGCCGGTACAGCGGAGGAAAGTCTGGTTGGCCGTCGCCTGCCGCCGCTTTAAACTCTGCTTCTTTGGCTTGTGCTTTCGGAGTCGCGTCGAGATAGAGTTTGTAGCTGTCTTCACTTCCAGCCCAAATGTTTTTTGCCATGATTATTTCCCCTTGCTTTTTGGTTGTGTGGGTGTAGATGGCTTCTGCGGATCAGGTGCGCCGCCTAAATTTGAAGTCGTCGAAGCTGGATTGGCAGACGGCGCAGCGGCCCCGCCCTTGAACATCGTCCCGGCCAGCGGTTTGAATCCGACAGGCGGCAAATTGCCGGTGAGCTGAATGCAAGCCTCTTCATCGCTAATCAAGCCCAGCGACAACTGCTCCAAGATTCGGCTCTGCTTCATGGCTTTGAAAGCTTCAAGTTCCGAATCAGGCCGAAGGTCTAAATCTGCATAGTTAAACTCGACATAGCAGTCATTGCCCATCATTCTTACTGCCTGCGTCAGCGCACGGCTATAAATGACATTAAGCTTGCGACGGATAATGTCAGCATTCTTCAGGAACAGCATCGTCGTAGTCGTAGCTGAAGTGCCTGCACTGTCACGGCCAAGAATCGCTGGCATTGTTTTAGCACCGGCAGCAAGTTTGCTTTCCAGCAGCTTCTGCACCGTATCTAGCGTTCCTGCAATGTTGCCTGCTTCGCTGCCGTTGACATACTTGAATTCGACCGTATCGAAACTCACCAGCGCGTCTTCGGGATTCAGGTCGCTCATCATCTGCTGCAGACTCTGGATTAGCTCGTTGTAAAACGCAGAGAGCTTGTCCGTATCGTTAGCGATTTCTGGCGGGATAGTCTTCTTTACCTTGTCTTCAATGATCGTGGCGACAAGGCGTGGCTGAATGACGCGCTGCATGGACTTTCGCAAGTCGTTCAAGAACTGGGCGTCTGCGATCACCGCCTGAATAGCCGCTTCAAAGTACGATGTGCTGTAAGCTGTGAGCAAGTCTTGGTCAACCGACACATAAAAGAAGGTCGGAATGTCAAGTTTTCGCTCGACCCCTGCAATGACTTGAACCGGGAAAACGCCGCCGTCTTCTTCCTTGAATACCAAAGGCTTGACGCTGACGGCATTAAAGAACACGGGGCGGCGTTGCTTGTCGAGCGCCAGCTCCAATCCCATCGCGCCGTAGTGCAGCAACTCTTTGCCCAACGCTTCCGACAGGCTTTGCAGATCGGTCGTCGGGTTGTAGCCCAGCGACGGGTCGGACAGAAACGTGACGTAGCGCAAAATTTCCTGCGCCATCGAGGTAGCCTGGACATTGATAGCGCCGTCCATGTCCCGCGCTGTCACGGTGTATTTTTCAGGAATGCCGGTTCGCAGGTAAGACGCAGTGGTCGCTGACAGGTCGGGACTAGAAGCAGCAAAGTCTCTAACGATAGTGCGCGTATCGGTGCTAGTCCGATAGTTCACTATGTCAGTGTTAGCAAGTCTTCTGTCGCCCCTTACCAGTGCGGATGCAGACCTTGCAACTTGAGTCTTGAAGCTTGGCAGTGCTTGTGGCTTTGTAGGCGCTTTTGTAACAGGCGAAGCCGGTAGCTGTCCTGTTCCAGCTTCCATGCCGTTTCCCCAGCCTACCGCAGCTTTGAATGTCGAGAGTATATTCATATACTGCGAATTGTTGCATAGCGATAGAGCTTTCGATATGCCTGCTGCAACAGTTCAGCGTGTATGGCTTAGCCGTGAGTCGGGTATCTTGGCGCTTTAGCTTTTGTGACCATTCGCACACCGGCACTTAATGCCCCAACACCGCCCACAGTACCGCGCATAAGAATAGCGATATGAAGATGCAGAGTTGCAAAATGATAATGATCGTTCCCATCACTCTTCTCCCAAACAAATACCATCTCACCATCTTTGGTGTACTTCATGATCCGCTTCAGGCTCTGCATTTGTTCGCGGTACTTCTCATTCTCGTCTGAAGAATTAATTCGCCATGCTCCAGCCTTGATAATGGCAAGCAAGCTGTCCAGAGCTACTGTGCGATTGAGCTTGACAAGGTTTAGGTGCATCTTGCCTTCTTCTGCAGCCTCTTCCTCTTTGTGCAGCGTGAAAGGAACAGGCGATTTGGTAATCACCGGCATCACGCCCCAGTTATTTGGTCGAGACTTGCAGATTCGGGTAACAAGGTCGGTGTAGGGCTGGCTGTCCATCACATGCAAAATCACGCGGTATTCAGCCGACAGCTTGAGCGTTCGTTCTTCAAACTGCGTGTAGTGAATCTTTTCCCGGTGAACAATCAGCATCGTTCCGTCGAGCGCCATGCGTCCAATGCAGATGTGGCAAGTCAGGCCCATGTCTGACCCCATGACATGCAACTCTGAACTCATCAAGTTCGGCATCTCGGCTATCACAACGTCAGACTCGGTGATCGACTCGTTCTTCTCCTCGCCGGTCAGGCCCAGCGCCTGATTCTTGAACTCGCTGTAGCGGTTGAACTTCGTGCTGGCGTTAATCAGGTAGCTCGGCGTGATGATCGTCGGCACGGAAAACGGCGTGATGTAGTAAGCGTGGGCTTCGTGCGCTTCGACCAAGTTCTCGCAGACAAACTCCATTCGGCTGTGCAGCAACTGAGGGTCACGCCCACACTTGGGACACAGCAGCTTGGCATCCCGCCACTTCGTCAGGTGAATGTTGATCTTGGTGATTTCTTCCAGCTTGCCGTCCCATCCTGGCACTTTGACATGCTCAAAATAGTCAGGCAAAAACGCATGATTGCAGCATTTGCAGGTCACGATCTGGCGAAAGCGCTTGGCCGTTTCCGCCTCTTTGCTCACGCCATACCGCTCGACAGTGGGCGTCGAGAAAATCTTTCGCAGCTTGTGGGGCCGGTTCTGCAGCCGGGAAACGTAGACCGACGCCTGCGTAATGTCTGAAGCGTCAAACTCGTCATGGATGATGCAGTTTGCTGGCGTAGACAAGGCTTGGGTGGCCGACCTTGTTCCCTTGAAGAACAGAAAGCTGTTCTGGCCGAACTGCTTCATTTCGCTATTGTTCATGTCAGGGTTCACCAGCCTTTTCAGCTCGGGTGACCCCTGGATCATGGGGTCAAAGCGCGTCCTGTTGTTTTTCTCAGCATCAGATGAACTTGGGAATGTGTAGATGATGTTGAAGTCATCTTGGGTGCAAGCAAGTGCAGCAGCGTAGCGGTAAGAAAGCTCCGAAACGCCCGTTTGCGCTGGCTTGATTGTGATAGTTGTAGGTGCTTTGTCTTCAAGAATAAATCTCTGGTATTCATATCCGTTGAAGCTATACAGCTTTCCATTCAGATAGGTGTGCTTCTGTATCCACGGAGCCATGCTGTGAATGCCATAAACATTGTTTACCGCAGCTTTTATTCGCTCAATGTGGTCTGAATAGCTCATTATTTGTTCAGCAATGTCTCGTATTGCTCAAAGAACTTAGCCTGAATCTCTGCATCTGCGCCTTTTACAGCGGCAATGATGCAGTATTCCAGCTTTTTAAGTCTTTCTGCGTTATACAAGTCTGTCTGCATCTTGGTGATCTCTTTGAGAATGCTAGTCAAAGTGTTCATCAACTGCGCGACTTGATTAGGAGGGACACCTTCGGCTTGAAGTATCTCGTCCAGAAAATCTTTAGCGTCAATGTACCTGTCGTACAGCTCTGCATCCAGATTGAGCGACTTAAGCGTCCCACTTAACCGCAAGGGCTTGGGAATCTTTTCGGCCTTGGGTTTGCACGGTGCAAGACCGAAGTCTTCGATCACTGGAGCCTCATCGTCCGAATACGGTTGGCCGTGGACAGGCTAACGTGAGCAAGTTCTCGAATTTCCTTGGGCTGCAGATGGGCGATGGACGCTCTGTACGCCCTTCGCGCTTCAATCAGCGCCGTCTTGTTCTTTGGCTGGGCTTCGCGTGGTGGCCGCTTGATGGCGCGGCGGATGGCGGCTGCGTGGAAGCCCGTCTTCTCAGAAAGTTCCCTGGAACTCAGCCGAAAGGCTTTGTAGTCTTCCAGCAATTCTTTGGCAATGTCGTTAGCGATATTGCGAGGGCCAGGAATGTCATATTGATTGAGCATTCCACAACTGTAACAGGATGTAGCAAATTGTAAGTATCTGTGTCTGCCATACCCGACTAGGTTGTAACCTTAATATGTGGAAAAATTTTTGCGCGGAATTTTCAGGCTCATTTTTGCTGGTGAATTCACAGCAAGTTTCAGTGTGGGCATGTTGATAGGTACAGTGCTACAAATATATATTTCTGACACTGAAAAGTTTGAAAAAGCTGTGGGTATCGGGAGGTGACCAGAGCGCAATTTCCATACCATCCCTGATTCCTACCCTATACGTCGAACAAACCCAGCCGATAAACCCGATAATTTTACTACCATAAAAAACGATAAATAGCAACTGCCGTGCTATGAAATTGATAGCAATAATGGCGCGTTTAAACGCGTTTTGGGGCTTGCATGGGAAAACCGATACCTAACCCTTGGGAAAATTTCAGGCTCTACAAAGCCCCTTAAAACGCGTTTAAACGCTATCTGCTATCGTTTTAGGAGTACAAAAATGATAGCAAAAGGCCGTTATATTACATTCTATTACGCTAGTTTTAAGCGCAAAATCATAAAACTATCACAAACTTATGATAGTTAATACAGACTGCTAACGCATACTGCTAAATTAAATACTTAATAGCTATTGTTAAACGCTAGTTTTTATGATGTAATGTAATTCTGTATCGAATAACGGATACAGACAACGGCCTAATTTTGGGCTTGCAGATTTTGGATGAAATAGCATGAACGCACAAACAGTCAAGGCAGTCGAGCCGGTAGCAGTCGAGTTGGTAGCAGTCAAGGCAGTCAAGGCAGTCAAGGCAG